ATGTACACCCCTGTCTACGTGTATTTGTCGTCAGAGCCGTTTTCGAAGATAAAACTCAAGCCCACCAGCCATTTCGGCGTGTACAGAACGGATCCCATCAAGCTCGTGGTGAACGAAACCACGGTGGCGACCTACCAGTATGTGCGGCTGGACCGGGTATTCAACAAGATTTTTATCTACGATATCCATTTGCGCCGCGATGTGGGCAGCCTGGGCCTGGGCCAGTTTTATGATGAGCAAATGGGCGGGCGGGCGAAGTCGGGCGGGGATGAGTAATTATTGAAGTATTTTAATAAGGTACTCATTGCTTTATTAAGCTGCACATGAGCTATTCGGCCAGTTTGGAAGTTAGCGATATGGATCTATTTGGTAGCCATGGATCGTTGCTTCAAATACCTTACTCAACATGCTGTATTTGTGCATTGTTGCCAAGCCTCTATGACGTTAGCTGGACACGCAGTTCAAATATCTACTCAGACTTTTGAGCTATATATGTGAGCACATGTGTTAGTAGTATCTCCATTTTCCAGAGCCATGCTACTGGACTGCGCACTGAAGTGGCATGCATTGCTCGCCGCTCTTAACCTCGTCGCTTATAGACGAGGTCACCCGATCAAGCCATCTCTTTGAACGGGAGGACCGCAGCACTAGCTGGTCGGAGTGCGCTGTTAGTAAATACACGGGGTGGTTTTGGCTACCTCAATGAATCAACCGCTCTCTGTGGAGCACGTCTATGGCGAACTGCTACAGGCTGCGCACCATTGTCATGACCTCTATCGCTGCATTGAGTATTATAGGTATCAAAATTAATTAAATGATATCTATGAGATGCTTTTCTGCGATCATGTGCGCTTGTTCGTGGCTTAGCGTCTTCCAATTTCAGCGGTTTCGGCGCCCGGTCCGAACCATCTGCAGTCGCGGGATCCGTTATTTGGGTTACGGTTTGCGCGGGCTATGTCCGGTGTCACTTGTTGGCTAGCCTTCGCCAGGATGGATAGATAGTCAAACCTAAGTTAATATCAAAATTTAACTATAGTTAAGTAAATTTCTGAACTATTCTTAATTTCTACAATAAGATGCCCGGTGTCGGGTGCAGCATTGGCGCCAAGTATGCAGGCAGTGCTGACCGGTGATCTGCACCGGTCGCCTGCAATCAATAGTTGGTGGGTCAAAAGCCCGAGCGTGCGGTGGGTAAAGACAAGGCTTTGGCTGGTGGTCAGAGCTTCTGTCCATTCCAGGCCCAAAGAACTCGGCCGCGCACATCGAGTTGCTCCCGGCCGTCGAGCAAGTCTGAGGTCTTGATGCTCGGGTTGTCGCTGCTGATCTCGAACTGGCCATCCCAGCGTTGGCGCACGCGTTTTACAAAAAGTCGGTCATGGGCGCACAGCACATACACCCCATCGATATCGACCAGGCGAATGCCAGTATCAACCAGCAAGATATCGCCATCGTTGAAGGTGCCCTTCATCGAGTCACCATAGGCATGGATAAAACGCAGCGCCTGCACATGGGAAGGCTTGACGCGCTGCGTGACCCACTCCTGAGAGAGCTTCAGATCTCCTGTCAGCACGTCGTGCTCCAGCAACTCTGCGCCTGAGCCCATCGATGCGCTGTTGGACAGCACAGGCACGGCGATGGTGGGACGCCCGGGAATCGGCGCAGGGGACAGGTCACTATAGGGCATCACCATGTTGGAGCGCGACATCGTACCTTCGCCCAGCGCCAGCCAATCAGACGAGACATTGAGCAGCTGCGCTGCGCGAGCGCTGTTCTCCGCCGTCAATGCCTTGGTGTTCCCGTCCACCACCTTCTTGATCGCTTGGTAGGACAGTCCCAGCCGGTCTGCCAGATCGGCTGTTTTCATCTCTGCAGCAGTCATCGCCTGAACCAGGCGGTCTTTGTATTCAACCATGGTTTAAATTCTCGTAGAAAACGTCTTAACTATAGTTGCTATTTGTTCTGAACTATGGTTTAATTGTGACATGTCTACACCAAAGTCACAAGCCATCCAAGATCAGAGCCAGGCCCCCGGTTCTGTGGTGGCGCATGAAGCAGCGCTCATGGAGTCGGTTTCAGAAGCAGGGGGCTCTTATGGCGTGGTGGGCCGCGTCGGATTCAACAAGTCAGGCTGGTCAACCCTTGGTGCTTCTGTGCACGCAGGGTTGGTCCCGAATGCCTTTAGCCGCCCGGCGCAGTCTGTTGCATCCAAGTTCAGCCCGCAGCGGGTATCCAGAACCGTGGAGCGCAATCCCCGATACCCCGGCTATTTCATCGAGAGCGGGGCCCAAGCCCAGGCCTCTCACCATAAAACCCAACGTATTTTGAAAGGAGCACTGCGATGAACAACACCCGAGCCTATGACCCTGTGAGCAGCCCCTGCGCTGCAGAGCATTCGGCACGGTTTGCTGACAGACATGTCTCCCGCATCATGGCAGCGCTGCAAGATGAGAAGTCGCTGACGGCAGGCGAGATGGCCGAATGCACTGGCATGACGGTTGAGCAAATCTGCCGCCGCCTGCCCGAGCTTGAGCGACGTGGCCATACCCAGGTAGTGCAGTTTGAAGGCGCGGATCTGCTGCGCAATGGCTATCGCGTATGGGAGGCGGTGTGAGCATGCAGCTGCCCTGGTTTCGCGCCTACACGGAGATGGTCGACGACGAGAAGCTGCGCCTGCTCGCCTTCGAGGATCGCTGGCATTTCATGGCGCTGCTGTGCCTCAAGGGGCGAGGTGTTCTGGATGATGCCGGCCCTTTGATGATGCGCAAGGTCGCCGTCAAGATGGGCATTGACACCCGCACCTTGGCGGAGGTGGGTCGTCGCTTGGCTGAGGTAGGTCTGATCGACCAGGAGAGCTTGCAGCCTTTGCGCTGGAACTCGCGCCAGATGCGCAGCGACACTGACCCCACGGCTGCTGATCGCAAACGCCGCCAGCGCGCAAAAGCCAAAGCCGGTTCCGCGCTGCAGTCCGAGACGGATGGGGTACGCGTGACCGCAGGCGATGTCACGCGTACAGACAGAGAGACAGATGCAGATACAGAAGCAGAGAAAAATACAAATGATGCTGGTGCGGTGACGGCTGGCGCAGGCCTGGGCTTTGGTCAGGCTGCCGGAGCCATGCATGACTCCAAGGCCAAAGCGGCCACACGCCTTGCCGATGCCTGGATGTTGCCGCAAGCCTGGTGTGACTGGGCACAGCAAGCCCGGCCAGATCTGACAGACGATGACGTGCGCAAGCAAGCGGAGGTGTTTGCCGATTTCTGGCATGCCAAGGCTGGCGCTGATGCGAAAAAGCTGGACTGGCTGGCGACCTGGCGCAACTGGATTCGGCGCTGCGAAACCCTCAAGCCCTTTGCACGGCAAGCATTTGGAGCGCAGTATCACAGCGGCGAGACCAGCTACCAGCGCAGCATGCGGGAACGCGCCCAAGAGGCAGTTCCTTCCATTGCCCGGCAAGCTCCTGAAGCTTCGCCCGCCGATTTTTTCAAAAGCCAGGCCATTGAGGTCGCGGCCAGGCGCATTGAGCGGCCACAGAAAAATATCGGAGGTGCGGCATGAGCTTGCCGGTCGCATGGATAGACAAGATTTTTACCAAGCTCACCTTGGTATATGGCCGCGACTTTCTGGGACGATGGGAGGGCCTGGACCTCAATGCCGTGAAATCCGATTGGGCGCATGAGCTGGCGGGTTTCGAGAAATTCCCGGAAGGCATCGCCCACGCATTGACACACCTAGATCTGGTCAAGCCGCCCACTGTGTTCCAGTTCCGCGATCTGGCGCGCAAGGCACCTGTGCCAGAGGCTCGGCAACTGTCCGCGCCGCTGGCCTCGCAAGCCGTTGTCGCCGAGCAGCTCAAACGCTTGGCGCCGCAGCTCCAGCGTGCGCAGGCGCCGGCGGACAAAGGCTGGGCACACGCGATCATCCAGCGCGTCAAGGCCGGCGAGAGGCTCAACCCGACCACGGTCCGCTTTGCGCGTGAGGCAGTGGACGCGGATGGGAGGCAGGCATGGTCTTGACCACCATGCCAGACGAGCGCATGGCACTAGACCGCAGCGCCCACCTGAACATATGCGCAAGCAGAACCCGACTGAACCCAGCCAGCACAACGGCATTGAAGGAGCAAGCATGAGCAATACAGCAGAGCGGTACACGGCCGCGATAAGTTCCCGTGATCTGTCGGATGAATCGCACCGCATCGGCCAGGTGGACCTGATCAAGGCCAGCGGGATGAGCAAAGCCAACGTCGCCTTGCACTATCTGCGGATCATCACCAAGCCTAGCAGGGTGGATATGGAGCGTATGTACACAGCCTTGATCCAATACGGATCGACCAAGAAGCTGGCCGATCCTCAAGATGCTGCCCTTGAAGCCATGGCTTGGCTGCTGGACCAAAGGTGCAAGCCATGCCAGGGAACAGGCCTGACGGCCAAGGATGGCAAGAGCTACAAGTGCCTCAAATGCAAGGGTGCGATGCTGGCCAAGGAACCCAGCCGCAGGGATGTGCAGTTCCTTATCGACTATGTGATGGATTGCAAAAGAACGCACAGCAATAACTTGAATAAGTTGTTGCGGCCTGGCTAAAACTGTGGTATTCTCGTAATCGTTGAGACAGTGATGCGAAGGACGCGAAAGTAGCCCGCCAATGTCCCCAGCCATGAACTACTTGCGATGCTGTTGCGGCATCGCAAGGCCTTGGATGGCATAGCTATGCCACCAGCCTTTGAAGCCTCGCCCCGTGCGGGGCTTTTGCATTTCTGGCGTGGGTAAATGCGCTGAAAAATGTCTGCACAGATGGGCTGTGGCGTTGTGCTGCTTCACCTATACGGCGCCACACAATTGCACTTACCAGGCACCCATTCTTCTTACCTGCATGTTTGCGCCGAGGCCCGCTTTATGTGGGCTCTGTCGTTTCAACTGCAGCAAGCGCAGTCCGCACCTGAGTGGTTTGACGGTGTGGTATCTCCTGCTGAGAGCTTCCCAGTGCTTGAAGAAGCGAACAGCAGCCCCAGCCCGCTTGGGTGGTCTGATGGGGCATTGATCTGGAGGCCAGTGTTCGTGCTGGCCTTTGTAGTTACCGCAGGGCAGGCTCGGCGCGCATGCGCAGCCAACCATCTGGAGCCTAGCCCCTGCGACCCTTGACGAGAAAGCGCAGGCTGCTGACGTTCAATATATCGTCGACTGCCTTGTCTCTTTCAACCATCGCATACCGCCGAGAGGCGGTTTTTTTGTGCCCGACGAGGGCGAAACCGATCCGCCCTGCAATGGCGCAGGCGGATTTTTCTTTTTCTAGAAAGGCCCAACCATGGCTTATGAAGTATCGACCGGCACCCGCTTCGCAATCTCGACCGGCTTTGGCGCTCCCGTCTCCGTGACCACCATCTCCAACGCCGCACCTCCTGTGATTGCTGCAGCCGCGCACGGCCTGAGTGCCAAGGACCCCTTCCTGCTCAACACGGGCTGGGAGGACATGAACGACTCGATCTTGCGTGTGGGTTCGGCCACCACGGGTGCCATCACCCTGGAAGACGAAGACACCTCTGATCTGATCCAGTTCCCCAGCGGCTCGAGCGCCGGCACGGTCCGACCCATCACCGGTTGGACCGAGCTGCAGCAGGTCAGCGAAATCAGCCCTACCGGCGGTGAGCAGCAGTACGCGGAATTCGCGCCGCTGTCGCAGAAGTACGGCATCAAGATCCCCACGACCCGCTCGGCAATGAGCTGGGAGCTGACCTTCGGCTGGGATCCCACCCTGCCTGGCTACAAGGCAGCGGTGAATGCCTCCCGTGCCAACCGACTGGTGGCGATTCGCATGGCGCTGCCCAACGGGGGCTCGGTCAGCTATGCCTATGGCTACATCAGCGTGCAGGAAACCCCCGTGGTGGCCTCCAACGCTGTGACCACCGGCAAGCTGACCCTGTCCATGCTGCGCCCCATCAAGACCTACAAGTAAAGGTCGCCACACCTGTCTTGACCGATCAAGGCGGGTTTTCTATGCCCGGCAGGTAGCACCTGCACGGGCTTTTTTTGTTTGAAAAGAAGGAAATTCATCATGGCGAAGTCTCTCGCATCGTTTGCACCCACTCCCACCTTCAAAGGCACTGCCGATGTGCCCGTTGCCGGCAAGGGCCCGCAACCCCTGGGCCTGACCTTCCGCTTTCATGACACCGAAGCCATGAAGGCGCTGTCGGCCGAGTTCACAGCCTTGCAAGACAAGTACAAGGCGACGGCCGAGGCCCCGCTCAGCGATGAGCAAGAGAAGGACATGCGTACCGACCAGGCCAAGCTGGTGATGAAGATCGTGTCCGCCTGGGAGTTCACCGATGACTTCAGCGTTGAGAACATCACGCAGTTCTTTGTGACCCATGCGTTCGCCTTCGGTGCGATTGTGACTGGCTTCTTCCAGGCTCATTCGGGCGCCAAGACAAAAAACTGATGGAGCTGGGCCGCGCGCTGTTTGGCGAACGGTCCAGTCCCCAACAACTGGTGGCCATGGGCTTTCCTTCCGAGATCATTAAGGAACGCGAGCCCCTGGTGTGCTACCCCGACAACGAGCTGGCCTACCGCTGCTTCATCGACAACTCCAGCCAGTGGCGTGCAGGCATGGGCGGCATCTACGCCCTTGACTACAACGTGATCTACAGCTGGTTGGATGCCGAGGGCATCAAAAAGCGCAAGCGCAACCAGGTGCTGCGCGAAGTCGGCCTGCTGGAACGGGGCGCGCTTGAAGCGATGCAGACGCGCAGGGAAGCACAGGAGCGCTCCCGCCAGAAATAGCCCACCTCGGTGGGCTTTCCTTTTTCTACGCTCGCCTCGGCGGGCCATTTCTATTGGTGCTGCTATGGCTGATCTAGAAAAAAATATCAAGATTGGTGTCGACCTCTCGGATCTCCAGGTGGGTGTCCATGAGGCCATCAACAGCATTCAGGGCTTCTGGAGTTCGGTCGAGGCCGGCTCCAGAAATTCCGCACAATCGTTCGAGCTGATGACCTCGGCGTTTCAGAGCCAGTCATCGGTGATCCAGGTGGGGATCCGGGATACCCAGCGCTTCTCAGAAACCTTTGTTCAGGTGCAGCAAACCAGCCAGGTTGCGCTGAGTAGCTACTCCAGAGACCTGGCGACGGTGCAGCAAGAGCAAGAGAGCGCAAATGCCTCTGCCAAACGCTGGACCGAATCCACCAAGGTGGTGTTCGGCCTGCTGGCACAAGGCGCGCCCGCGTTCTTTGGCAAATTCATCACCGAGACCATCAATGCAGAGAAGCAGCAGGCCCAGCTCTCTGCCGTGTTGAAGTCCACCGGCGAGGCTGCGGGTTGGTCACAGGAACGGCTCAACGGCATGGCGACATCGCTGTCCAAGTCCAGTGTCTTCTCGACCGGCGATATCACCCAAGCGCAAACGCAGCTGCTGAACTATTCCAATGTGGTGGGGCAACAGTTTCCGCAGGCCATGCAGGCCGTGGTGGATATGTCTTCGCGCATGGGCACATCGGTGACCAGCTCTGCGGAGACCATTGGACAGGCGTTGAACTCCCCGTCCGAAGGGCTCAAAGCGCTGGCGGACAAGGGGGTGCAATTCACCGACCAGCAAAAAGAGATGGTCGCGCAGTTGGAAGCCACCGGCCAAGTTGGTGCGGCACAGGCCGTTATTCTGGATGCGCTGCAAACCTCGTATGGCGGTGCGGCAGTTGCTGCCAGGGATACGCTGGGTGGCGCCTTGGAGGCGCTGCAGCACAGCTTTGCGACGGCCATGACAGGCGACAGCGGCAGCCTGCAAGGGATGCGCGAGGGCATTGAGTCGTTGAACGATACGCTGTCCTCCGAAGCGACACGCGAAGGCTTTCAGACAGTGATTGGCGCGATTGCTGGCGTCATTGAAATTGCCATCAAAGGCATCAGTGCGCTTGGGCAGCTGGCGAATGCCGCCTCGCTGAGTCGCAAGGAGACTGCGCACAAGACCGCCAGTGCTAACTTTGACTGGAACAAGAAGAACTATGAGGAGGCCAAGGACTTGGCAGAAGCTGAGCCTGGCAACAAGCGCTACGCAGCTGAAGCTCAGAAATACTACGATGCGATGCGGGCTGACCATGCGAATATGCAGCGCATCACTGCATCGATGCAGCCTCCGACCATCGAGCTACCGACGGTCAAAGTGGAAACTCCCAAAATCACGCCGAGGCGGGCACCTTCTGCAGGAAGTAATTCTGCTGGCAATGCCCCCCGTGAATCTAATGGGGGTGATCAGGAGCATGCGATTTCTGGCATCAAGTCCAGGATTGCGGCCGAAGAGGATCTGATTGATCGTCTCAAGGAGCGGGCTGCAGCGGCCGCCAGCATGAGCGAGTCAGACCAGCTAGTCATGAAGCTGCAGAAAGAAATTGCTCGCACAACGGATGCGAGTACCAAAGCCAATTTGCAAGGCCAGCTTGTTGAAGCGCAGCGCTACCAGGTGATCCAGCAGGTCCGGGGTGAACTGGAGAAGCAGATTCAGACCCAGGACGAAGCAAGCAAGAGCTATCTCAAATATATCGACGACCTGAAAAAGTCAGCAAGTGCGATTGGCGATATGGCAGACAAGCAGGATGTGGCCAACGCAAACTTTGGAAAGTCCAAGATAGCTATTGCCGAAATGGCGATGGAGAAAGCCCGGTCCGAAGCAAACAATGCCAGCGGAGTGCCCTGGAGACCTGAGGTCAGCGAAGGTTTGGCGAAGGTTGCCGAGCAGCATGAGCGTTATGTGCAATCGCTGAAAGAAGGCGCATACATCGAGGCCAGCAGCAAGTATGCAGAGCAGCTGAAAGCTGCAAAAGAGGAATATGAACTGCAGCAATACAGCATGTCCCTGCTGGGCGTGGAAGAAAGCCAGCGCCAGAAACTGCTGGCTGTGCGCAAGGCTGAGTTGCAGCTTGCGCGTGAGATTGAGCAGATCAAAAAGAGTTCTTACGATTCCAACAGCGAAAAGAACGCGATCAAAGAAGCTGATTTGATTGCTCAGGCGAGACTCACTGCAGAGACGAAGCTACAGACCGAGCTGGCGCGCATTCAGGACCAATACGTCACGCAGCAGGCAAGCAAATATGCGGATGTCGTGCGCCAGGGATTCGCCGACTTTCTCAATAACGGCGCTCAGGGTCTGAAGAACTTGGGCAAGTCTTTGAAGACGACCGTACTGACCTCCATTTCAGATGCTTTGTACAAGGCATTCGCGCAGAAGTTTGTGATGAACATCGGCGCGAACATCACGGGCATTATTACCAGCGGAGTGGGATGGCTGGCTGGGTTGTTTGGTGGAGGCTCGGGACTTGGTGGTTCAGGCGATGGCGCCATGAGCTTGCTGAGCGGTGGGTCTAATGCATACAGCCTCTATACCGGGGAAGGATTGCTGGGTCAGACTTCTCGCTACGTAGGAAGCATGCTTGGCTGGGGTAATACTGCGACCTTTTCCGCGCATACCCTCAACTCAGCAAATGCAATAGGTATGGCCGGAGGTGACTCTCTTGGATTTCTGGCTACAAGCTCGGAAGCCGCGGGAGCTGGCGGATCCGGGATGGGCAGTTGGTTTTCCGGTGGCGGTTGGGTGATGAGTATCCCAATCATCGCGGCATACCTCGGCGGCATGTTCAAGGAAGAAAAGCAGGTCGGCAGCGGCCTGATGGGTGAGCTCGGCGGAGACATGTATGGCTACCAGCTGATGCGAGAAAGCGGCAGCTTGTTTGGTGGTCCGAAGTACCGCTACCTGGCTGCAGAGAAGGAGATCGAGAAGGCCAATGCGCAGATCGAAACGCTCCAAGGCCAGATCGCGGCGAACCCGGATGCCAAGGAGAATGGCTACCGTGAGCGCCAGCTCCAGCAGCTGTATTCGCGTGTCGAAATGCTCAAAGAGAACTATGGCACGGCGATTGAAGGCTCCAAAGGCCCCATCAAGGTGCTGCAGGATGCCTTCAAGGACATGCGTGAGGACACGGCCAAAAAAGCCGATACCCTGGGGCTGAATGGAGACGCAATCCGTGCCATGAAGGTGGCACTGGGGCTCGATGAGATCCATCCGGACACGGGCGGCAACGGCTTGCGGTTGACGGGCCTGTCGCAAGAGGAAGCATCGGCCAAGATCCAGCAGGCGCTCGCGCAGGCCAATGAAGAGCTGGCACGCAGTGTGCTCGGCAGCTGGCAGGAGCAGACCAGCGAAGTGACCCGCATGGTGTGGGACAACGTGCAAGTGGCCGGCGATGGAGACACTGAGCAATGGGCTCGTGTCGGCCGCCAGGTGACGGAGACGGTTACCGAGCAGATCTTCGTGATGAGCGAGTATGTGCGCACGGGTGAGACGGCAGTTGATGCCTTGACCCGCATGTCATCCAGCCTGGTCGGCGTCAACCAGATCTTTGAACTGTTTGGCTCTACCTTGCTGGAGGGCTCGCTCTCTGCAGGTGACTGGGCCAGCAAGCTGGTGGATGCGGTTGGCAGCATGGACGCGCTCACACAGGCCGCAAGCACTTATTACGATTTGTATTACAGCGACGACGAGAAGCGAAGCCGTGCGACCAAGGTGGCCAACGACGGTATGGAAGAGCGTGAGCTGGACCTGCGTGTTGGCGATGTGGATGCAAAGAAGAAGTACCGCGCCCTGGTTGACAAAGCGATTGCGGACAAGGACGAGGAGCTGCTCGCTTGGCTGCTGCAGTTTGCGGATGATTTTGCCAATGGCGTTGATGCCGTGAATGCCAGCTTGGAAGAGGGATCCAACAAGCTTCAGCATGCCCGGGAAACGACGCTGTCAACGTTGGGGCTGTCGATGGATGGCCTGGTCGATGGCTTCATCAATGAGATCAACGAGGGACGTGGTGCGGAAGCCGGTAGCTGGCTGGCCAATCAAATCTCGGCGGGCTTTGAGCAGGCTGTGTACGAGCAGGCGGTGAACACCATTCTGGCGTCCATGATCGACGGGATGATCACGCCGATGCTGACTGCTGCACTCACTGGAGCCAATGTGGCTGATGCCGTGAGCGGTGCAGCGATTGACAACATGATTTCAAATGCCAATGCGGCGCTGCAAGCACTGAATACGTTGCTGACCAGCACCGAATTCGTGGAGGGCATGGAGAAAATCAAGGTCACCGTCAAGTCGTTGGGGAACTCCATTGGCGTCAGCATTCCCAAAATGCGCAGCTACCAGGGAGGCGTCTCCAGCCTGGGCAGTTCCTACGACTCGTCCGCCAAGGCTGCAAACTCTGCGGCGGATGCGGCCAAGAAGCTGGCTGAACAGTGGTCCAAAACCATTGACGCCATGTCCAATGAAATGAAGCGGCTGCGCGGGCAGTTGCTGGGCTCTGGCCCGGACCACGGAGCGGCATATTACGAGTCCCTTTTTGCCATCAAGACGGCCCAGGCCCGATCTGGCAATCAGGATGCAGCCGACGAGCTGCCCTCGATCATCCAGGCGCTGGAGGAGCTAGCAAAAGCCAGTGCAACGTCCCAGGCCGATGTCTTGCTCAAGCAGTCGGCCTGGCTGGCGTCGTTGGCCGATACGAGGAACTTCCTGGCCAATAAATACGGCGTCGATATCGGCGATGTGAAAACCGCAGAGGTGGGCGCTGCCACTGCAGGGCGCGTGGTTCAGGCGAGTGGCAACACCGCTTTGCTCAGCGCGCTGCAGGCGTCGAGCGACAACCCGGTGCTGGTGGCGGAAGTGCGGGCCCTGCGCTTGGCACTCGACAACCATGATGCCAACCGCAAGGCCGAGGCCACGGTCGTTGTGCCTGCCGTGCAGCAACTCAACAAGACGCTGCGCATGTGGGACGCCGATGGAATGCCTGCAACACGTACACAGGAGGAAAACGCATGACAGGATTGAGAACCGTCAGCCCGCTGGAGATCAGCGATGGCGTGATCGTTGCGCAGCCGCCCGTGGAAGACACAGCTGCGGCCTGGTTGGCTGGCGCCTGGCCCGCAGGCGGCAGGGTGCGCTACCAGCATCTGGTCTACCAGGCCGGGGCGGACATCAATGACAGCATTCCGCCGCCGGACAACCCCACGCTCTGGATCAAAGTCGGGCCCACCAATACGTGGGCCCTTTTTAATGGGCGCACGTCGCAGTGCTCCAAGTTCAATGCGACGGCGTCCTACCGGTTCCGATTTGGACGCGCAGTGGATGCCGTATGTGCCATGGGCATGACCGGTGTGCATTCCGTCCGAGTGCGCGTGCTGGACCCTACCTATGGCACCGTCTATGACAAGGCACTCACCGTAGGCCTGGCGCCAGAGACCGCCGATTGGTGGGAATGGCACTTTGGCGAGTGGACGCCTACGGGTGTGCTGGGGCTCTTTACCGGGCTACCGGCATTCCCGCAAGCGGATGTGCTGGTGGATTTCATCGGCACGACCGACATGGAGGTCGGCAACCTCATTTTGGGCAATGCCAAAGAGTGGGGTCTGGGTGTCGAGATCGGGGCCTCGGTGGGTATCCAGGATTTTTCCCGAAAGGAGCTCGATGAGTTCGGCAACCGTGTGCTGGTCGAGCGCACCTACATCGGATGGGCGGATATGTCTGTGCCCATCCGGCGCTCAGAAATCATGGCCATCAAAAACTACATGACCAAGAACCGGGCCAAGCCCATTCTGTTCCTGGGCTCTCAAGACATTGAGGCCCTGAACGTATTTGGTATCGCCAAGGATTGGTCAGTCGCTATCGAGTACCACGACTACTCGATGTTTGCAATTCAACTTGAGGAGGTGTGATGCCTTTAGTCGTTCCAACCCCTATCCCCGCCTATCCCCCAGCGCCGCAGCCCACGGATGACCGTGTGAGTTTCAGCACCAAGGCCTTTGCGCTGGCGGCTTCTTATGAGCCGCAGCGGGTGGCGTTCAATACCGCTCTTGACCAGGTGTTCAGCAATTCCCAATGGGCGCAATCCAAAGCGCAGGAGGCGCAGGACTCCGCCATGGCGGCGAGCCAGTCGGCCAGCAACGCCCATGCCAGCCGTGTTGCTGTAGATGAAGCCGTCAATGATGTGAGAGAGGCATTGGATGCCATCAAGGCAGGTCCCGTTGCATCCGTCAACGGGCGCAATGGTGTTGTGGTGGGCTTGCAGGAGGCGCTGGTTCAGCGCGCCTCCACAGCTGCTGATAACGGGCAACCGCTGCTTGTGGGCTCGGAATACGCACTGTCCGCAGGCTCCGCATATAGCCGCCCTTTGCCTGCAGGTGTTGCAGGCAATCAGATCGTGCTCAACGGCACCGGTGGCTGGGCTGCAAGCTTTTTTACGCTGGGCCGGGCGAGCGCAGCACACACCATCAATGGCGTGGCAGATAACGTGTTGTTCGATTCCGATTCTGCTCGCCGAATCATCGCCTCCTGCACCGCTCCCGGTGCTTGGGTATTGTCCATTTCTTAACAGGATTAACCTATGCAAAATCTTTCGAGCATGATGAGCGGCGGCGGCAAGCTACGGTATCAGCGATTTACTGCGAGCGGCACGTTTGTGCCGAGTACAAAGCTACTTGCCAGTGGCGGGCAATGTCTTGTTCTGCTAATTGGTGGCGGTGGTGGCGGTGGTGCTGGCAATGCCGGTGGCGGTGGCGGTGCCGGGCAGCACAGTGAAGAATTGGTGACTGTGACAGGGAATGTCGCGGTGACTATTGGTGGCGGTGGCGCCGGGGGGGCGACAGAAGGGGCAAATGGCTCAAATGGAGGGAATTCCTCATTTGGGTCATTACTTATTGCTATTGGTGGAGGCGGCGGCAGCGGCGGTAGTTACAGTAATAGGCCTGGCCTTGCTGGTGGTAGTGGTGGGGGTAGCGGGTACGGAGCGCAATCCGGTGCTGGCGTGGGTGGCGGTGGTGGCGGAGCTTCCAGTGCTGGAGGAGGAGCTCTAGAAGGGAGTGGTAATTCTGTTGGCGCTGGTCTTTTCGGGTATCCAGGAGGCATAGGGAATTCAAACGCCACCGGTCGGAATCACGGGGGAGGTGGGATCAATGGCCGTGCTGGTGGGGGCGGCGGTGGTGGTTCGAGCGCAGGCTGGGCTGGGTTTGGTACGTCTGGTGGCGGTAACGGCGGTTACCCATCATCTCCCGCCCTTGCAGCCACTAGCGGCCGAGCAAACTCGGGTGGCGGAGGTGGTGGAGGCGGCGGTGCTACAGGCGTATCTCTGCCAGGGGGGGCAGGCGGATCCGGCTACTGCATGGTAGTTTGGACCGAATAGCAATTTAGTACGGTTCTGAGGAACGCTGTAACTGTGATATCAGCATTGCAGAGTTGGACATTGAATGTCTGTACTGCGGAGCTTTAGCAACGCTGCGTCCCATGCTTGCTACAACACATCATCCTTGTAACGATACACATGAATTTGAAAGAACTAATCTGCAAAATCCTGCGCAAATTTTGCGTTCGTTGCTGTCCCTTGTCGGTAGAACTGAACGGGGACAGCATTTTGTTTGGCTGGGGCTGCGATAGCACGCCAGCAATGCAGATGCGCGCACAGCGCCCTCGATGGACGCTGACGGACCGCAATGCCTGTGGTCTGCGGATGGCGGACTTCATGCAGGGTTACCAGGAGCCATTTCCTGATGCGCCGCCAGACATGTATCCCGCAGGTCCGCAGCCCGCATTCAAAGATGCCTTGCACCAGGCACAGGTGATAGTGCTTGGTCTGGGCCTGAACGACTCCTACGGCTATCTGTCGCCAGAGGCCTACCGGCAGCAACTGCTCGATGCGCTGGTGGTCATTCGCAGTGGGGGCGCCGTTCCCGTATTCACAGGTCTTGTGCCTATTCCCAGTGGTTACTACGACCCTGTGCAAGATGCCAATCTTCTGGCCTTCCAGCAAGTGATGCGCGAAGTGGCGGATGCGCAGTGTGTCATCCATGCGGGTTGGGACCAGGAGTACCAAGGCGAAGGGGACCTGCAGGACGACCATATCCATCGCAGCCAAGGCGCGACGGACCGCCTGGCGGCCCGCTTGATCGCAGCCATTGACCGCGCGGCAAAGCGCGTTTGACCTGGCTGTACCACCCATGACCCGCTTCGGCGGGTTTTTTTATTTTTAGGAGGCCTGATGCAAAGCACAGACATCAGCATGCCGATGGCCAAGGCGACCAGTGCGGTTACCTTGGCCACCGCTGCACAGACGGACATGGCGGACAAGCTGGTTCAGGCTGCCACCGTTAATACCAGTGCACAGAGTTGGCACTGGGTCAATTCAATTCCCTGGGGCATCATTGCCTCCATCGTGGCAGCGCTCTATACCTCGCTGTTGATTTGCGAGTGGTTCTGGAAAAAGCTGTGGCGTCCGGCTTTCGAGCGCTGGGGGTGGATGGCACCGAATAAGCGGCGAACCACTATGACCCTCGATGAATGCCAGCACATGAGTGAGACGCCAAGGATGGAGCCATGAGCCGCGTGCCCCATGCGCTGCGCGCGGGCCTGCTTGCTTTGGCTGTACTGCTGGCCGGTGGTGGCGGCTATGTGGTGGCTGAGCGCGACCAAGCTGCCGCCCAGGTGATGGCGGAGCAAAGTCATTACATCCAGGCCGTTGCGGCTGACGCTGGCACTTCGGATGCCGCCAAGATCGCGATGGTCATGGGCAGCTATTACGAAAGCAGCTATCGCCACATCGGCAGGCCCTATTTTGACCAGCTGGGCAAAGGGGCGCCGCTGACAGTTTGCAATGGAATCACCGGGCCTGCAGTGGTGGCCGAGCGCTATTACTCACCGGCTGAATGCTATGGGCTTGAAAAGTCCCGCTACCTGGCATCCGAAGCCGCTGCAAAGCGGCTTTTTCGTTTTTGGGCGCAGTACACGGCGCTGCAGCAGGCGGTGTTTATCGACTTCATCCACAACAAGGGCGAGGCCGCTTTGGCGGGATCGACCTTGCTGCGCAAAGCCAATGCCGGTGATGTGTTGGGCGCCTGCCGAGAAAACCCGCGCTGGAACCGGGGTACGGTCAACGGTGTGTCGGCGGTGCTGCCTGGTCTGCAGCGCCGGGGCGATGCCAACGGCGAGATTTGCGAGGAGGGCTTATGACCCTGAGGCTCCAGCTGATGCTGGCGGCCGTCATGGCCGCGCTGGCTTTCTCGACTGGCTGGGTGGTCAAAGGCTGGCAAACCGGCACCCGCCTTGCTGAGATGCGCGCTGATCAGGCGCTTGACCTGGCTGCACGCACCGACGCTGCCCGAAGTGACGAAGCCCACACCGCCCAATTGGAGAGCAAACATGCCCAAGATACCCTCTACAACGCTGACAAGCTGGCGGCCTTCAAGACGGGCATTGCTATGGATGTGCGTGCTGAGCTTGCTCGTGCTGAGCGCCTGCAGCGCAGCGCCGACCGCAGAGCCGCCACTTATCGCGCGCAAGCCCAGGCCGACACCGCTGCCCGCAGCGATCTTGCAGATAAAGCCGCAGCCCTCGACCGCCAGCTTGCAGAAGGCCTCGGCGTGGTCGCAGAACTCGGAGGTCATCTTAGGCGGCGAGACGCAGAAGTAGCTGCGCTGTGCAGCCAGGTCAATACCGAGCGCCAGCTTGGTGGCGATGAGAGTGACAAAGCCTGCACTCAGCCATGATCGGTTATGCAAAGAGCCTCCCTGGCGCCATCTGGTGCCGGGGAGGCTCTTTTTTTGTTGGTGGAGCCAGATAGATATGTGATGCCGACCTGCGTGTGTACGAGGCAGGCGCCGTTGAAGCGAGGAGACTGTTGCCGCCTCCGGCACCCCCAACACCAACCCAACAAGGGGCTTGCCCTCTGGTTAGAATGTCGGCTGCTATCGTTTTTAAACAAACGCAATCGGTTTCAACCGCGAACGCCTAGAC